GTCACCGGCGAAATTAAAATCAATAGGGCAAAGGCCCCCATGCAACTAAAAAGACGCAATGGGTTTTTCGCGGTCAGTCGGCCCTTAACCGGGCCAGATGCAGAAACGGTTTGATCGTTCATGGCCCTTTCCTTAAATTCCTTTTGTCCACCAAAGTTTTATGCTCAATGTAACAGCCCGATCTAAAGTTACCGAACAATCCCCTCCCACATTCCCTACAAAAAACTCAGGGTAGTGATTAGTTACTACTACTCCGTTTCCTGGAACAATCGGAACATTAGCCGTAATTGGAGTTAATTGGCTGGTAAAGGTAACGTCTGTTCCGATGGTATTGGTGAGCGGATTGTTTACATTTGCCTGGATAACTCGAATTGTTTGTCCTCCCACCCCGGCAATCAATGTAGTCGAACCCGAACCTGAAACCGTGAAAATCCCAACCGTAGCAATAACCGTAGGTGTCGGTGTCGCACTTCCGGTAGGAGTAGGGGTGAAGGTGTAGGTACTCGTAAATGTATAGGTTGCTGTCGGCCAAAGAAGCGGAACAGGGTTAGCGATTCCAGAAATAGAAACAGGAGCAACAACCGAAACCGGATATTGTGGAGTTGGAGGTAGTGTCGGGAATGCCGGAAAGTTAGCAACTATAACTCCGGTTGAAGTTGGTGTAGGCGTGGCAGATCCAGTAGGGGTAAAAGTCGGCGTTTTAGTCGGGATAGTATAGACAAGTTGGCTTGCTGGAAAATTATTTACGCCAACAGAAGGCGACCCAGTTGATAACCAATCAGATATATCATCGTATGCGCTTTGCCCTTGCCCACTAAATTTAGAAGATGTTATAAAATAAGTGAAGGTTGTTGTCGCCGTAGTGTGAATAATAATCCCATTAGTTCCATCAATCGGGACTAAAAAATCAGTAGTTATTGGATTAAATAAACTATTGTTCTGCCAAACCATTGTCCCGCTTAGTCCGTTCGCCAATGAATAAGAAGGAATTCCCTCATCATATGCCATCGGATAAACATAAGCTTGGCCCGACATATTTTGAGTAAAAAATGTGTAATATCCGTTCGGAATACCAATCGTCACATTATTGCCACTCGCCAGCGAAACACTTCCTGTCAAAACAGGCAACGGCATCGAATAAATAGGCGTGATCGTTTGGGACGGTTGGGGGTTCTGCACCGGCTGTCCATTCGGGTAAAACGGAACGAATGTAGGTGTCGTGGTTAAATTCATATACCCCGGAACATAGCCAATCGGGTTTGGGTATCCCGCAAACGCCTTACCAGCCAGCAATAGAATTATTAGTAAACGAACCATGCCACCACCCCGTTATCAAAGATTCCTGTACTCGAAACTCCGAAACTCACCCCGGCCACAAGTGTTGAAGAATCGTAACAAACAGATCCGCTAGTATTCGTGTCTTGAGGTATGACTACCGCTTTCATTCCAGAATAGGCAGATGAAGTCGTCACGGTTGCCAATCCATTACTTAACGTCACGATTCCCGAAGCGATATATCCATTTGGAAGATTGATCCAGGTAATTACGTTTGGCGTAGCTTTATAACTTAGAATCTGTCCATTGGAAGGAGTTGGCGTGGTTGCTACCGCGATATTATTTATCATCGTCACCGAAGCGCCGTTTATCTGAATTACCGTTAATGGCCCATTAGGTCCGTTTTGGATAGCAATAAGAGGGACGGGAGTAGGTGTTAGTCCGGTTGGGGTAGGAGTGAAGGTAGGTGTAGGAGTTCCGGCAGAAGCGGAGGTCAGAAGGTAAGTCTTTCCACCAATGTTATGCGTTTTAGCCGTTGTTCCGTTTCCAGCCCGAGTAATTAAAAGATAATCCGATGAATTCCCGGTTATCCATATTTGTTCCCAATTCGGGTCACTAACAGGGGCACCATAATCCGTTGAATTGTACCAATTCTCCAATACGGGAAAAGAAGTGAAAGACGCTCCCATTCCCGTATTCAAAAGAATCAACGTTGCGTATTGGTCATAGCCCTGAGAAACCGTTACGGTCTGAGCCTCGACAATGCCGAAAGAAAAGATGAAGATTAAGGCAAAGAATGTTAGCTTCATCTTCTCTCCTTGGTTACTGTTGTTTAAACCAAACGGTTCCATTAAGCGCATTCGTTCCTGTTTGCGTTATGGCTAGGTTGCCTCCCGAGGTTCCCGTCACCCAAGGAATAGCACTAAACGATTTGCTATCTGTCCCCGTAGTAGAAAATCCATAAGGGCCATATACAGGAGTCGTTGCGCTTGAGAACGAATAAGACGTTGTGACTGTCGTTGAAGCATTCGTTATGTACTGATAAACATAAATTGTTTTACCAACCACTGTTGGCACAATAACCACCGGAGTTGAATTTGCGATTGAAAACGAAGCCGATTGAAGTGCTGGAATTGGAGGCGTGTTAGTCGCTGTTGCCGTAGGCGTCCAAGTATTCGTTACCGTGTAGGTATTTGTAATGGTAGGGGTATAAGACTTTGTAGGGGTAAAAGTAAATGTTGGGGTAGAAGTCGAAGTATTGGTTGGCGTGAACGTGTTGGTAATAGTATTTGTAAACACCGATGTTTTGGTCGGCGTAAACGTATAGGTTGAAGTTGGCGTATAACTTGAAGTGAAGGTGTAAGTTGGGGTCCAGGTGTACCGAGGGGTAAAGGTATAAGTAGCGGTCCAAGTATAGGATGGTGTCCAAGAACCCGTTGGAGTCGGCGTAAATGTAGCCGTCCAAAGAGCCACCGTAGCAGTAGCCGCCCACGACCCGGTGTAGGTCGGAGTTGCAGTATAAGTAGGCGTATTACTCCCTGTAGGCGTAGGCGAGGCTGTATAGGTGTAAGTTGCCGTGTTTGTATAAGTGTTAGTTGCCGTGTAGGATGGAGTTAGCGTATAAGACGGTGTTGAGGTATAGCTTTGGGCAAAAGCCGTTCCCGAAAGAAGTAAACCCATCAGAGTTAAGATAATCTTTTTCATCACAAACCTCTCATTTACGGAATTAACAGCCAAGCTATTACGCCAAAATCACTGCCATTTTTTGAAGTAATCGTAAAACTGCCACTAGAGCAAGTCGGATATATGATACCCGAAGTGTTGCCGTCTTGTGGTGTTAAAAACACCTTCGATGTGGCTGAACAGTACTTCTTTGTTATTGCGTTATTAATTAAGGCTTTCCCGCTAGATAGTGTTGCAATCCCGGTTAAAATCGACAACGAATTGAGTGTTGAGTAAACGCCTTGCCTAAACTTATTGAACATCGTTATGTCCAACGGTTCTTGGAGAATCGTATTAATTAATTCGTTATAAATGATGGGGGATGTGGTTGTCGAAACGCCATTGATCGTACTCATGCGAACATGTGCCTCCCCTTGTTTTTCTTCTTAAACCGCATAGCTTGAAGATGCTCCATTGCCTTATGTTTGTGTTCAGGCAACGCTTTTTCATTAGGAGTATGTGTTGCAAATTCCTTGGCGACCTTAGGATTGTTAGCGAAAAGGTACGCTCTTTGAGACTTACTTTGGAAAGGCAAGAGGCCCTCCTTGCGGGTTATAAGCCTGTTGTTTTAAATTATCCATCATATTTTGAATATCCGTTGTCGGCTTCCCCATCTGAGTCTGCCTCTTTGCGCCAAGTTTCAGAGTAGAAAGTTGTTTCTGAAAAGCAAATTGAGCCTGTTGCTTTGACCTATTCAGATCTACGGGCACCATATTTAACCCCGTTTGGCTTAACCCGTAATTGAATGGACTCAATGTAGGCTTCCCATCGCTCCCTAACAGCCGATTAACCTCGTTTAAGGGACGAACATTACGAAGTAAATTGATAGCCTTCCTTCCTATATCCATACCTAAAAAAGACCCAGTTTGTCCAGGGTACTGTTCGATTTGAGCCGGTTGTCCTCCAGCCGTTTTAAAGAACGTACTTTGGTTGGTGGAGTTTTCGAGTGGAGCCTTTATGTAAGGCGAAAGCGAACCCTCCAAAAATTGTCCGAACTTGGTTAAGGAAGTAACATCTTCCAAATCGCCAATAGGCAAAAATCCCTTAACCCTGAGATAAGTCCACTTTCCGGTTTTAGGGTCTTGGTAAAGCCTTATGTGTGGATTTCCTTTAACATACTCATCCAAGGCCCTTTCATCTGGTCCGTTATGACCTTCAATCTCTTGCTTGGCCCTGTACCATTGAGCCGCTCGCCCCGGCTTCTTTAGTGTTGCCATAACCATAGCCGGAATATTGAATCGGCTCCAAGAGTACCAAGGGAAGATGTTTTGAAGCTTTTTCTCAAATCCTGAAAGGCCACCGACATAATCGTAAAGAACTTTTCGCACATCATGGAGCGCCCCGGTAGCGTTGTATCCTTGAAGCCGTCTAGTAATGTAATGTTGGATGCGTGAAAAGTTCTCACTTGTTTGACGAAGCTTTGAAACCGCCCCCATCCCCATAGCTTTTTCAACCGGGTTAAAATGTTCCCCGCCGAACATTGCCTTGGTGAACCCTTCCTCAAACATGTTCCCGGCCTTCATTAGTTTAAGTTCATCACCCAAATTTAAGCCGTGTTCAATTCCTAGTTTTTCTGCAATCTCAATAAACTTTTTAGGATCGTCCCCCGCCTTGTGAAGCGCAATCGCAAGCTTAGAGGCTATTGCGTTGCCTTCTGGACTCCACGCCTTAGCCATATAGGATTGGAAATGATTCCCCATGTGGTCACGAAGGGCGGTATGAAGGCCGCCTAACGGTGTTAAGAGAGTGAGTTTCTTGTATATCCCGGTAAGGGTTCTCCATCCAGCGCCCAATGCCCCGAAGGATTTATTCATCTCATCGGCGCGAGTCATCATACCCATAAAGTTTCTAAACTCATGCGCGGTATCTTGTGGAACCCAAACCTTAGTTGGAAACTTCCCGATGTTCTCTCTTGTTACTTGTTCTTCATCGGGGAATGATTTTTTAATCGCAGAAGCGAATTGGTTTGGAATATCAACTTCTTGAACCGCCTTTCCCGTGCCATCCCAATCGTTAGGCTTCAACCGAACCAAATCAGGATTCTTTAAAATGGATTGAAGTGCGTCATTGGTCGATACTTCGGTAGCCGTACTCTGCAAATGCCTTCCGTAAGATTGGAGAGCGTCATCCTCATAGAATGAAGCACCTTGCGGGTCTGCGGATTTAAGCGTATCTAGCACATGAGGATTAACGGCTTGTTTTCCACCCGAAGAAAAGTATTCGTTATAAAGCTTTGCCCGAGCCTGTGGGTTCTGCTTCATGTTCTCAAGTTGCTCGGTAGTAAACTCTTTCATTACCCGTTCGCCATGTTGTACGTCAATTCCAGATTGGGCGAAAATCTTCTTTCGGGCTTCGGAGAGTTGCCGTGGGAAGTACCCATCTTGTAATGTTGAAAGCCCTACGGATTTCCTCATCTTAGATGTTTCTTTTAATCCAGCCGTCATTGAATCGGCAATATTTTGAAGTTTAGGTGTTGTAGGCCCTTCCGTTGGTATTTTAGAAAGCAAGCTCTTAAGATGCGGGTCTTTAACTGATTTATTTTGTAACCCAACTAACGGCTGTTCAATAACTCGTTTTACTTCCCTAGAGGCTTGTTGAACGGGCGTGTAGCCTTGTTGCTTGTAGTACGACGCCATTTGAGGATTGGTTCTTTCGAGAAGGCCGTCCCCTATTTCGATAGAAGCGTCCTTTAAAGTATTTGAAAGTATCTTGGCCCCTGTATCCCCGCCCAACCCATTAAATAAATTCCTCGCACCCGAAGTAGCGATGTTCGTGTAGTCTTTAAGCTTGTCAAACATAGGGGTAAACAGAGTCTTGGTTTGTTCAACCCCAGGTATCTTTGAAATCACGTCTCCCGCAGTTTGAAGCCCCTGACCCGCAAACTTACTCACCGATGATGGAACATGAGCGAAATCTTCACCGCCTCCCAATAGAGAAGGAAGTATTGGCGAGGTTGCTGAAAGAATGGACCTATTGCCTTCCATGAGTCCCTTGATAAAAGGAACATCCGTCCCTGCTTTTTCTAATGCTCTGCCAGTGTCGGTTAATTCGCCAATCCCTGCCCAGTTCAACGGGTCGGCAGGATTAAGTACATTTAATAGAAAACCCCCGACACCTTGAGCGATCTTACCCATTGTCGTTTCTGGATCTGCGCCACCCCTTAAAGCCTGAATTACATCACCGCCTGTAGGCTGATAAGTTGGATTAGCCGAAACCATGTTATTCAGATTGCTAAAAACGCCTTGATTCGGATTGTACCCTAGAATATCGCCTACTCCTTGAGTCGCGGGTAGGTTGTTAATCAGGTTGATCGCTACTTGATCTTCGGCGGCTCCCGGTTTGTTTATCACATCAAAGAATTTCTCAAGTCCCGAAGGTTCGGTCTGTAAAGCGGGAGCATTAGGCGCAATTCCATTAGCACCCGGAATCTTTGGGATTTGGGCTAATGCGTTAGAGGCTGAGGGTTGATTTAAAAAATCAAATGGGTCGGCCATTCATTTCCTCATTGAGGCGGTAAAGTCCCAAACGGCGTAATTCCAAGTTGAGGCATTGGAGCTAATTGCGGGTTGTCCCAAGAGAAGTTTGTACTTGCTCCAGGCAAAATCATGTTTTGACGCTGTTTGATTAATTCCTGCAATGCTTGTTGCCCACGTTGAACCGCTAAAGGGTTTATCCCGTTTTGGTCAGGGTTTTGCGGAGTTTGATTTTGAAAGTATTGTCCGAATGTTGATCCCTGATCCGGGCTTCCAATCCCAACTTGGCCCAAAGCGTTACCTGCCCAATCAAGAGGATGTCTAACCGCATTCCCAAAATCTCCTAAGTCCCGGCTGAATTGGGAAGTCCCTTGCGTCTCTTTTTGCTTGTAATCCTGAATTTCCTGTTGATTAATTGCATCACTAATCGCATTCGGATCTAAAGAAGTACTCCCGAATAAGCCTCTATACTCGGGAGGAAGGTTATCGGTTAATCCTTGTTTTTGAAGGTTCTGATAAATCTGTCTAGCCTGTGTCATTAAAGTAGGAGTTATCCCGGTTGCTAATGAAATTGCGCCCTTTGTATCACCGCCCGAAAGGGTTGACATTAATTGTCCTAGTTGTCCATTAGGATCATTCGCCCCCATCTTCAAGGCGTTCCCGAAAGCCGCAATAGCCTGTGATTCATTTGCCTGATGTTTCTGGAAATCGAACTGAGCATTAGCCCTGTTTTGGGCATTTAACTGCATGGCATTTTGAATAGACTGTTGGCCTTGCTGTCTTTGAGTGTCGCCGTAGCGGTTTAACTGCCCCTCAAGATTTTCTAGCGCTGGTAAAAAGTAAGCCATTAGTTTCCTCCTTCATTCGGTTGCGGAACTGGTAAATTCGGGTTTGGGGTGTAGCCTCCATTTTGAACGTTTTGGTTCGCCTGTCTTCCCATTAACGCTCCGTAACCGGAAACGCCTAATCCTGCCCAATTTAGCAGATTAGGTTGAAGGCTCTGCAAGTAGTCCTGCGTGGCCTGATTTTGTAATCCAAGTCCCGCCTGTTGCATTCCCTGTTGTGTGGATGCCCTAGACATAGCCAATTGTTGAAGGGCGTTTTGCATATTATTTGATGAGTTAATCATCGGGGAGGCGTAATTCATAGCCCCCGAAGAAATACCTGTAGCCCCTCCAACATTGAATAGATTTGCCGTGTTCTGAAAAGAAGGTGTCATTTTATCACCTCAAAAAATAGAGAGTGCCAAAGAAGCGGCACTCATCGGATTAAACTCTTGAGACTGTTGTTGAGCATTCATCTTCTGTTGTTGCATTCCTAATTGCTGATAATAATTCCCAATACCATTTGCGTCACCCATCATGGAATTATTTAATTGGTTTGCTTCATTAGTATATCCCTGTTGCAGTTGATTTTGTCCCATCAATCTCTGTTGAGCAAGCTGTTGAAGCGCTCCCGAACCGTAACCCGAAGTCTGTTGGCCGTTAATGTTCGTTCCCAAAAGAGAATTTCCTAACCCTCTTGAATTAAGACTTCCCACGGCCTGATTTGCCATATCTCCCGATTGGACATTGAACTGCCCAAGCGCCGCCTGTTCTTCGGGCGCAATTTGCTGGAATGCCTGGTTATAGGAGTTGAAATCGGTTGCCAATGCCCCTTGCCCTTGACCCTGAAACGGAGTTCCATTTAACCCCTGCAATTGGGCTTGAAGCTGTTGAAGCGTCATTCCCTGCGGTAACTGCGATCCTGAAATCATAAATCCTCCAATGCTTGCCAATAGGCAGTATAACCAGAAAATATGGTTTGGTTTGTGCTATTTGGAACGTAAACTTGGATTGAAAGATTATCCCCGACCACTCCGTTCAAAAGAACGTCTATCTGCCCGTTAATCGGAGTAACGCCGTTTATTGTTTGTCTTGCGTTTGTCGAATCCCCATTCGTAAAAAAAGTAAGATTGACCACAGTCGGAAGATTTGGACTCGCTACTGTCCTAATTTTTAAGCTAACCCGCATGAAATCCTTTTCAATTTCAGGGCTTCCCATGTGGTTAAAGGCCGTCTGACATTCAAAATTAAAAGCGCCACCATTCGATGTTGCCGGGTCCCATTCTTGGACTGAATCGCCAAACTGCATAAACACAGGCCGTTGCTGAGTTCCATCATTGTAAAGTGATACCCCACAAGCGGCGTTGTAATGATTTGCGACGTTAATTAATCCCCACGCATGGGTTTGAAGATGGTAAGTAAGCGTTTGAAAAGTTGACGCCGTTATAGGTATACAAACCGTAAGAAGATTTCTTTCAGATGCGTAGTCTAGTTTAACCGCCCTGCGTAAAGCTAATGGGATGTTATCGATGTAAAACTGAATGCGATCATTTGTTATCGAAACAGATTCTTGCCCCGTAAACACATATATATCTTCTCCCGAGTAGAAATAGAACCCTTGTCCTATCCTGACCCCTGCTCCCATCTCAATTACTCCGACAATGCTCCTTGTTTCTTTTAAATCAAAATCACCAGTGGTTGAATCGGGGTTTGATCCCCAAAGCTGGAATAATCCTGTATCGGTTGAGATGAGGGAGTAGTCGTCCATATCCCATCCACCCGTTACCTTCGTGGATTGCGGGGATTTGACAATGAAGATGTTTTCATTATCAAAAGTGAGGGCAGTTGTTCCATTGATCCCTAGAATATCGGAAGGTTGAACTGAGAAAGGTTCGACGGGGTATCCGGCACACATCAACATATTCTTGTAAAACCAAACGTAATTGAATGGAGGGCCTGAGAATCCTTTTTGCGTTTCCGCTACAGTTATATTTATTGGAGATGAAAAAGTTAATGAAGAATTTGAAACATTCAGCACATTGCTTCCGTAAGGGGAAGAACCTCCAAAGGTAACGTTCACAATCCCGGTTGAAAAGAAATCGCCGGTTACGCTTGCAACATTGAGTTGTCCATATCCACCGATAAACATATTTTGGAGTGCCGACTTGATCGTATTGGTAGATGAGTTGTATTGAAGTACGGACGAAATCGCAAACCCACCATTGCTAGAATTTCCTACTCCAAATGTAAAAACACCACCAGTGGCGAGAGATGGGATTGTAAGTGTCCAATTAGACCCGCCTGGATTTCCAACAACATTAACGCCATCAGCGCCAACGTAAGTCAGTGATGAGGTTGCGGTAATCAGAGGAAGCGGAGTATTGCTCAATGTTCCTTGGAAGGTAACAGTTAGCCCGGTCACGTTATCTATCGTTCCAGTAACCAAAACATTTCCCAAGCCAACTGAACTTATCGCCTGTAATTTGTTTTGAACCGTAATCGCAGTATCGTTGTAATTTATGTTTGCCGTAGTCTGCCCGTTGAATGTTAGCGTGAACGTTCCGGTTTTCGGCGTAGAACCAAAAGAAATTTGTTGAATTTCTCCACTCGGATCTAAAACGAGTCCAAACTGATTTCTGGCACTTTGGCATGGGCTGAATTGCTGTATAGGGTCAATCCCATTTGCCATGATCGCTAGGTTTCGGGCCGTGTTAGTCGGGTCTGGAATCTGAGTGAAGTAAAAGTTTTTTCCAATCGGTGAAGAAAGAATTGGAGTCTCTTGAAGGCAGGTAATGAGCTTATGCCATTGCTGAAAAGGATAAACCCCGATTAGGTACATATCCTGACAGCCAACGATGACGCTGGTATTCATTCCATTATTAAGCGAGGTTGTATCGGGAGCCGTACCATTTGCTCCTTGCAAGAAAGCCATTGAATTCGTAACAAACGAATTGATAGATGAATTCTCAAATCTAAGATCACTCAAAACGATTACTTGATGCTGAGAGATACCAGAAAAAGAAAATGTTATTGTTACATAAGTAACACTTGTCGGGTCAAACGTTCCAGAAGTTGACGTATAAGTGAATGGTAAGACCTGCAAAGATGGAAACATCGTTCCGTTTGTATATATGGCCGTTCCACCGGACGAGCCAAACGTAATAGTTACAGAGAAGTTGCTATGAATCGAAATGTTTGCATCAGCGTAAAGCGCCCAATTCGTTTGCAAATAAGCCGTTGATATATTTAATGGACTAGAAAAATTGAGTGTCGCCGTTTGGGTTGTTGGACTTGTTGAAACAACGAAACTGAGGGATGAATTACCCTGCGAAATTGGAATATCCCACCCATTCCCATTTTGGGATAAAGTCCAAATCTCTTTGGGGTAAGTCAAATTGTCTATTCGACAAATCGGAAGTCTTTTTGGAATGGTTACGGAATATCCACACGCAGGAACGTTAGTTGCTGGAATTGAGATAGGCGGCATACTGATTGCCGCACCCTTCTTTGTTCCCGTTCCACTTGCACTTCCTCCAGGCCTACTCACAATGCAATTTATGACGTTCACCCATTCATTAGGGTTCGTCTTTAAAATGTCATTAGATAGATTTAGACCACCACCCAAATCCGGCTGAGGGGTGATTTGGGTAGAACCCACGCTTCACCTCTTATCGTCCTAAGTGTTTTCCGGCTTTGAGTTTCGCACGATGGGCCATTGCATTCATCTTTCCAGCCCCGTATTTGTGCATCCCCGCCGAAGCCGCTATAGCCTTCGCCGCCTCGGGAGATTTTCCTTCACCCTCAACCTTCTGTTGGAGCGCCTGAAAGCGACCGCCCCCACCAAGAGCCATCATCTTATTTCCGTTCATAATTTTAATCCTCCTTTGTTAAACTATGGGTACAGACATGCGCCACACATCATTTTGAAGTGTAGATCCGTTAATCCCGCCCATCATGTAAATAGAATTATTCATCCAAATCGCTTGATGACCGTTTCTGATTGAGAAGTCAATAGACGGGGTAGTATATGGTTGCCACGCTTGACCGTCCGAGGAAGTATAAACATCCGAAAACTGCACTGACGTTCCAACCCCTCCAATCGCAATCAAGACAGGCATTTTGTTTTTGTTGAAAGCTTTTAATGGGAAACTTTGCCGTACAGGGAACGCAAGAGTTGGAGAAGCCTGTACCCAAGTGTAGCCGTCCGAGGACGACCAAACTTCGTTAGAGAGTACACCAGCCTTGAGGCCACCTGCGACCCAAAGCCTTCCTTGGTAATCGTTATAACCAAAATCGCTACGAAGTCCGAAACCCGAATGAGCAATTACCTGAGTCCAAGTAATCCCATCAACGGACTTCCACACGTCATCCAAGTACCCGCCTGTATTTTTACCACCGTAAACATAGACAATGTTGTTGAGAACGCTCATTCCAAAGTAACCGCGAATGGCCCAGCCAGCATTCGCCGTTAATGTCGTCCAGGTGGTCCCATCAAACGAGTAAACATCGTTTTTATAAGATCCGTCAAACCCACCCGCAACGATGATCTTATTATTTAGAACCGTTGCCTTTAACCCCGCCCTGGCAGAAAACGGGAATACTCCTTGAGGTGCCCATGTAATTCCATCCGTTGAACTCCAAACATCTTGAAGGTCTGCGGCACCAGCCCCTAAGCCACCCATGAGAAACATCGTTTGGACACCAGCGATACTCAAAACTTGCAGAGCGAACTCTTCCCTTGCAGGAAAAGCCGCCGCCGCCGTCAATTGAATCCATTTTGGAATTTCTTGTTTAACAATATGCGCCTGAGCGAATATCGACCCGGTAATATGCAATCCAGAACCAGTAAAAACAGCATTCAATGGAAGTTGATTCGGATTATCCACTCCATGTTTTTTAAGATTAATGTCTGAATCAGTCACAGACAAATAACGAGCGATTTCTGGATTGTTGGCATTTGGACCATATCCAATAACCAGAGAAGCACCCGAATCAATATTGTCCAAATGCACCTTGAGATAGTCCGTATCCCACCTGTTTTCTTGGTCAATGATTTGAACTGTGCCAGTAGTCGTGAGGTTTATGTCTTTCTCAAAACTTACAGATCCGTAACCATTCATGTTTTTTCTCCTTAGTCAGTTGGTCGAGGGCTTTGCAAAAACGGAATAGCTTCATCCGTATCTTCCCCCGATGATTCATAATCCTGCAAGTCCAAATCGTATTGGTTTTTCCAATACTGAGCTTTGGCGTATTCCCTTCGGTACTCAAAAATCCTCCAACAAACATAGTGAGTTAGCGCCGGTTGGAGAAAATCTTCAATATCCGGCGTATCCGTTGCGCCCACCATAGAAGTCGGGATCGGAATGTATGTCAATCCAAGAGGCCATGCCGTTGTCGGTCTTAAAAACAAACCGAGTTTATAAGCCTGTGAAAACGAATCTTTCTCAAAATAATATTCCAGAGGAAACCCAGGCTGTCTATGCCACATAATATTTCCAGAAAAGTCAGCAAACCTCGATGGTTTTAGCGGAATATTATTAACGCTCACACGAATCATTTGAAGCCAATCCGTAGGCAGATCGTAAAGCCTTTGATTTGGAATCGTGTAAAGCGCCGCATCCTGATTCCCTGACGTTACACCTGTAAGAGTTACCGCTACCGCAATCGCCATTATGTCGGTCAACGAACTTACGGATGTCATCATTGGAATATTGTTTTGCCCAATAAATCCATTAATGAACAGAACAGTAAACCCAACCGTAAAAGAGCCAAACACCCAACAGTTTCCGGCTCCAATTGTACTCAATCCCTGCAACGCCGTTTGGAGCGTTGCCGAATTAGTCGTGTTCGGTAAAGTCGCCGTGGTCTGCCCATTAAAAGTAAGCGTGAACGTTCCGGCTGTTGGAATCGTGCTAAAAGTAATCTGTTGATACTGATTTTGATTCCATTGCCCTCCCGCCCAATACGGAAAGTTCGATTTGATTCGATTCCTTGTTCTTCGTGCAATTTTCTTTTGACCCTCATTCGCATAGGTCGTGACATTCGCCAAAGTCGCAAAAGTTGGATTACCAGGGGTGTATTCCTTGGTCAACTGTATGACTTCGTTTTGAATATCTTGAAGTTGCATTAGAACTTAGTAACCATCCAATCAAAAGGAGTATCAGCACCAACCGTTGAACCGTCAGGCGTAGAAACCGAAAAGTTTCCGTTAATGCCAGGAACCCTAACCGACTTTTGTTCAATCAACATGCCTACGGTGCCAGATACAGCACTCGTTGGGTAGATACGAACAATATCAGCACCTTCTAGGTCGCCACAATTTACAATAGCGTTTGCCCCGCCATTATAAACAATGGCACTTCCATAGGCTCCCGGTTGCCCAATATGCCCTCCCCGAAAACTTTTCGGGACTGTCGAAATACTAAGCATAAGTCCCTCCTTAGTTTCGGTAAATAACCGCTTCGCAATTCATTGTAGCGGCTGGCCCAGTTGCTCCATCAGGATAGCCAACAACGATTGAACCTTGTCCCTGGTTTGACGCAGTTCGAGAAGCCTTAATTTCAATAATGCCAATCGAACCAGTAACAGCCTGAACGGGGTAAACATCCACCAAATCATAAGAACTAATATTTCCAACGTTCAGAGTTGCGTTAGCGGTGGTAGCCGGATAAGTAAAGTCAATAATCGTGACTGTACCTTTTCCACTTTGATTCGGCAGACCAGATTGCCGAACAGAAACGTTTGTAATAGCCATGAAATTCTCCTTTGATGGGATTGGAGGCGGAGTTTAATCCGCCCCCTTGCCCGATTTGCTTAAGCCGTCAGTCCACCCAACCAGCCACCATGCACCCGGCGAATTTCCGATCCGGTGATGTATGAAGAGAGGATGTAACCAACTTCCGCAACGATGACCGACAAGCCACTCTCGGGCATGGTCGGATCTTTCGTGTCCATGAAATGCAGGGTTGACTTTTTGAGATGAATGACGTTCTCACAGAGAGCGTACATCGTGGCCGAAACCACATCATCATCCCAATAGATTTCCCCGACTTTTCCATTCAGACCGCCGCGAATGTGGATTTTTTCCAATCCGTAAGTAGCCTCTTTGTTGTCCTGGTTAACCTGATAGGTCAAGCCCTGACCCCAAATAGCTTTGCAACGAGAATACAAAGCCCGAGTAGTTGGGAACAAGTTGGCCTGTTCACCTAACCAAGCGGTGTTGTCTATCATGGTTTCCACGATGGACGGTCCAGAAAGAACCGTAGCCGCCGTAGTGGATTGAGGTGTCCAATCCGAATCGGTAGCAGGAACAACTCCGCCATAAGTCCCGGTCGGCAAACAAAGCTGATTCACGCCGTCCGGCTGGTTGTTGATGCCATAGACGCCATTGATGAACCCCGAAGCGATCAGGTCCAAGTGACGCATCTTGGCGGCATACTTCGCCCTCTCAAGAGCCGTCACACGAGTAAAGGGAGATTCCCCCGCCCGGATCTGCTCATCATAGGTAATCAAAATGTCGTTGATGAGATGGACCCAGTTGTAGGTTTCATTCAGCAACTCATTCGACTGAGAAGCCGTCACGACCGCCGATGTGTTGGTGGCCGCAAAGTAACCCCCGGTAGCGTCTTTCAACGCAACACGGTTAGGGGCGTAACTCAACCCGCCATCTTGCTTTTCGTCCTTGTCCAAGAAACGCTTGGTCGTAGGATGCAAAATATTGACGTTATCCCAAAACTTTTTTGGAATATCAACCCAAGCCTGAGTGTTAATGTTCGGTGCAGTAGCCATTGTTTTTTCCTTTTATTCCTTTGAAATCAGGCTCCAAATCTTCTGGATACCTGCCCTATCCTGCGGATCAACCCCTAGTTGTGGAGCGTATTCAGCTACGATCTTGGCGACTTTATCACCATCGCCTTCAACCGATTTATAAGCCTTCCTCGCTTTATCCAAAACATCAGCGTCTTTCCCTGTTGAAATCCTATCAACCATGCCATCGGGTAGCCTTGGAGCCACTCTGCGTTGTCCCAAAATTGATTGTTCTCGCTCGGGTTTCATAAGCGAATCCCAAAGAATTGAATCGTCAACCTCGGTAAATGACCCCACGGCCATCTCCCAAGCTTGCTGTTGATTCAACCTCGGATATTGGGACTTATAGATTTGTTCCGCTTTCCCTTGGCACTTCTCGTTGAAGCGCTCGTTGAAAGTTTCCCAATCTTTTTCAGTAGCCCAAGTATTCTCTTTGAGAATATTCTCCCGAGATTCGTTCAGAATTTGCTTGGCTTGACCTTCGAGGAACGGTTTTGATGCCGTTGAAAATTCCTCTCGGGCAATCTTTCTAGCAATTTCTGCGGCTTGCTCAGCCGTAAACCCTGCTTTCTCAATATCCTTCGGCGCAGATTTGGAGGTCTTGGTCGCCTCCCATTCTTTTACCAGATCCGTATATGGCTTGTTTTCCTTGATCGCCCGTCCATAAATGTCCAAGCGCCCTTTAACTTCCGGGTCAGAATCAATCCATGTAGCGGCATTTTGAAGCTGTCGTTTATGCTCAGACAACTCCGATTGCACAGCGTTGTATTCCGCCTCGGTATAACTTCTTCCCGAAGATGTCCCTGCTCCTTCACTAGAAGGCGTACTCGGTGCGGCTGGTGCGCTTGGCGCTGAAATCGGTGCAACTGGTGCCTGTGATTCGGGCATTTTAATTCTCCTGTTTTTTTATTTATGTTGAGTCTGTTTTTAGAAATCCTTGTCCGTTGCCGCATATTGCGCTAAAACGCTTGCGGTGCCTTGCCCGTATTGTTCGGGCCTGTTGGCAAAATTTCCCTGCCTTAAATAAGCTTGTTGAACGGCCTGTAGTACACGCTGTTTCATAGCGTCACTAAAAGCGCCCATGTCAATCATGTTCTTCATTTGCGCCGTATCCAGGTCAGAAGGTTGAAGGGGCATACTCTGTAATCTTGGAGCCATCTGATCGAAATAAGTATTTTGGTCAGCCATGTGGTTGTCCTCCAGGGAAGTACGCCTGTCCTATCGGAGTCGGAGGCATTTGAGGCGGAGTTGGCAGATTTGGCCTAGCCGTGTTGATGGCCGCTGTAGATTCCTGAGTTGTAGAAGCCGCCAACGTCCTCAACTCCATCATTAGTTCAGGAGGAATAACAGCCCCCACCGCCTGAGCATCCGTAACAGCCTTGGTAAGCGCCTGAATAACCCACGCAAGAGATTCTTGAGCCTTCGCCCCGGCCTGGACTTCCTTAATGTCCAATTCCCTTTCAGTTTTCATTTGATCCATCTGCATCTTGGCGGTCTGGATTTGAACCTGCATTTGCTGTTGAGCCGCAGATTGTTCCTGTTGGCTTTGGATCGCGGCTTCAAACCGTTTCATGTATTCCCACTTGCCCGTCACAGGAGCCTTTTCTAGTTGTATCCTTGCGGCCTCTATCGGGGCAAATGGGGCAAATATTTTCGCAATTTGCTGAACCTGAGCAAACGCCTGAGACGGGGATGCCGGTTGGGTAACATTCACATCAATGAAATATTGATACTTCCCTTTAGTCACGTCATTTGAAACAACCGGGTTGCCGCCTTGCATCGCCAGTTGATTCATCTGAACCTTCAACATCTTCTCATCTTGGCTCTGGAAGTTAATCATCCTCTCATCGGTACACCACGTTTGAAGAAACCAAAGATACATCCCGCCTAAATCTTTTCTGGAACGATTAAGCCAGCGAAGCCGGGGAGCCGTCTTTCCTAATGCACCCTCCATGAGAGTATTGGTTTGAATTCCCGAATAATTTCCTTGCGGGTTATTTCCAGCCAAAATCGAATCCAATCCAGCCGTGGTTTCCATTTTCTTTTGGCGATACGCAATTGCCGCTTGTACATCTTGCGGGAGTAATTGTCCGACAGGGACAGCGTTAATTTGACCTGGGAAGTATTCAAGAGAGTTTGGCTCGGTTGGAACTTTTTTAACTTTTCCGGGGAGATTAGATTGGCAATAGAATGCGGGTCGCAACCGATAGTCTGTGTTGGCCGCAAGTCCCGAAGTCATTAACTGAATATTCTGAGCCGGTTCACGGACAACCTCGACAATCCCCTTAGACCAAAATGTTTTTGGCCTTGCGAAGCATTTGCCTCCCACGAAGGGAATAAACGGGTACGGGTTAGCTTCGTCCATCAAGACAATATCTTTGATGGTCATAATCTTCCGCCCGAAAGGAAATTTCTTTACCTTCAATCCTTCCGGCTCATCTTGTAACCGTTTTAAATAAGTCCCCTTTGCGTCCTGTTTGAAAAACTCACTGCCAAAAGCCGGATTGCTTTCAATCCATTTATCTAACTCTTCCTCGTCCTTTATCGTAATCATTTCTGGATCACGATAGTAAAACTCAGTAAGAACCGTTTGAAGTGACTGCTCTTTTCCGGTAAAAAGAGAAACCATTTTATTCATAGCCACATAAGCGGAAGTCCCTAATCCGTTTATCAGAACTGCGCCATCAGATCCATTCGGAACCCCACCCTTTCCAGAACCGTAATCAGAAACATCAACGTCTGGTTTGATTGCATCTTTGTGGTCTGGGAATTTTTGTTTGAGTTCATATGTAGGGACGGGCCGTTTCCAAAAACAAAATACTGCGTCTTTCGGCCCTCTAGCGTTTGGGGAAATTCCGAATTGCCTCGGGTCAACAACTTCGTGCCCAGGCCAAACATACCCGTCAACTTCAATCGGGTTGAATTTATAAATCGAGTTTCCCATCTGGCCGGAGATGGTTACGAACTCTTCTTCCTTTTCTTTCCCATCATTCAACTCATCAATGCAGTAATTAAGAATGCGGCTCATCGTATCGGCGTCAATAGATGAGGGTTCTTCATTTATGTTTTTAACATAATCCTTAACTTCAAACTGAACCAAGAGGGTTGTGTTGAAGTCCACCATGTCCCGGTAAATATCTTCCTTGCATTCGTAAGGAAGTTTTTCCCGTTTGGAATAAAGTTTCCCGTTATAGAGTTCTTCGTATTTAGTTGCGTCTGCTACCCAGGATTTTGAATCGGAGAGAACTGAGAATTGGTTGCGGTAAATTTCAGAGTCGGTAACACAGTCGGTAACAAAGCGATAAACGACTTTAGGATCTTCCTGCGGAACATCGGCATTTACCGATTGGGAGTTAGTGAATTGATCCGTTTGGAACGTAGGCATCCAGTTTGTCCACCGTGTGTCTCATCATGTCTGTCTTGGACAGCCCATGAATAAGGAGATGGGGGCGTTCCCGCCCCGCCCTCATTACCTCGCCCAACGAATGAACGAAGTATCGAGTTCCTAACGCCCGGTCAATCTGGCTCACAAGATATTGATAAGCCTCCATCCCGCATCGTGGGCACTTGTGAGAATGCGTCCCGATGATTACATCTGTCGCCAAACTTTGATAATGGCAGTACCAGCAGACTCTACGATTTTGCATTTAAAGAAATCCGCCTTATCAAATCTATCGCACTCAATGGCTTTTCGTCAATGTTTTCGTGTTCCGGCTCTTTGAACAGTCCCAACTTCAACTCCCAATGGCAATGAGGGCAGTAGGTTCGAGAAACGAATGAACCCGGCTCTAAATGCGCCCGAAGGATGATCCACCTAGCCCTATCGCCCTTTGTCCCCTTTTTCCTAGCATGAAGAAAGAACCCACATTTGTCGTTTTCACATCGGTAGGCTTCAAGTTTAATAGTCAAGATCACGCCTCCCCATATTTCGGTCCTCCGCCTTATCCCCTTGCTGGATTCTCTCCAAGAATGTCATCTCTTTCTCCTTCGGCGCTTCTACCGCAAATATTAACGGGTAAACCTCTCTGCGTATGTAGTTGGCAATATAAAGAGCCGATACCCTGTCATCCCTCTTGCCCGGAGGCGCTTCAAACTTGCCCGTCTTTTTATTCCTCCAAAAATACCCCAATTGGGTAATTGTCTCAGGGTCTTTAAGCCAGATTGCCCTATCTTGTTCCATCGGAACCTTAGAAACGGAATACCCAATGTCCTGTTGAAGCCAATCAATCGCGATTTGCCGGTATCGCCTCGCATCCCATCCAAACTCCGTTGGTGCCCCGTTGAACGCCGTGAGGTGAGAAGGATGGAAGTAAATATTTGGGTAAAGCTTTTGCCTGAGATAGTTAATGATCGTGACGCCATGAAACTCCCTTTCAACTCCTATACAGGCTTCATTGTAGAGATAAGCCGCCATTTCAATTTGTCCACAAAAATCTTCAGGTGCGTATTGGCCTCCGCTTGTTATTACCTGTTTCCCTGTATTGACACAAAGAATGTGGGCAACCGTTTCATTAGCGCCCTCTTTTCCAGAAGCCGTATCCACGCCCATTACATAAGTGTATTCCGGGCGGGGATCTTCATAAAACTTCCACATCCCACCCGCAATGACCTTTATGTTCGGTTTCAATGGAACCTCGGAGTACCGCCATCAACGTGTATCTGTGAATTAAGAATTTTCTTGGAAACCTTGTAGGCTGGTTTATTGCACTTGTAACAAAGTTGGGTGGCAAGTAAGGCATCATCCACGGTTCCCATCGAATCCTTCCACGGTAAGGCGATATTCTCTTTTGCCCCGCACTCCTGGCAAAGAAGTTCGCATTCGCATAGGTCGGGAAGCTTTCCTTGGTTATCACGCTGTTCTTTGGCATAAGCTGACACGGCATCATCATTTATAGCGTCCTGACCACCATCAAACTCTTCAAACCACCCTTCGTCATATTCAGACGGGTCAAGAATCGCTCCTATGTCCTCGGCTCGGATACAAACAATCTTTGGGCCTAGAATTTCAAACCTAAGCGCCCCGTACTGTTCCCAAACAATCACGTCACCTGCCTTGACGGGGACTTTAATCACTTCCCCGTTTCGCAGAGTTAATCCAGGTCCAGCCGCAAGAACTTTCCCAATATTTATCTTCGCCTGTCCCTCTTGAAAGTTTTGAGTTGGCAAAATAATTCCACCCTTAGTTTTCTCAGGCATATTACTCACCTTGGCAATTACTCGGTCATTCAAAGCGATCATCAGTTGCCTCCGTAATAAAGTTCTGCCTCTACTGCTTTCCCCTGGTTATCCCGATACTGCTTCAACGCCTCTAAATTAAACGGCGTCAATCCTCCGATTGGAATGTACTTCCCGTCAAACCGGACCGCGCTTTCCTCGGGACTCCTGAGTGCCGTCTGCCTTCTTTGCTCGGCAATCTCTTGCGGGTCGAGCATGGGATTGGACTCCATCGGAAGATCCTTTCCCACTAATTCAAGATCACCCCTTTTACCTTCGAGATAAGGAACGATAAATCTGTCGTAAAGCCAGGTAATCCCAAACTCCCACATCGTTGCCGCCACAAGAACTTGACCTCGGGTATCGACTGTTCTAATAAGTGCTGAATCAAATATTTGCTCATCCGGCTGTTCATCGAATGCAAGCCTGTAAACCTTCGAACCTTCATAGCTTGCCCTCCCTGATTCTTGCGATTTTATAACGATTTCCGACCAATTATTTGCCCCACACTTCACATAGAAAATATGCTTATTGCTGTTGTATTCCCAATGCCCAGGCATCAACTTCTCCCGAAACTTTGGCTCTAAAACTTGGTCAACCTTGTCATTCTTCTCCACCGAAATCCACATCGTACAGTTCTTAGGCGTCCTAAATGTTGGGTGTCTCCCCATTGCCGCTAGACTGAAGTCCGTTGTCAACCAATCCGTTTTGCTCAGTCGATTGCACCCGATCATCATTAGGTACTTCAACTTGCTCGTTAGAAGTTTCTTGACGTATGGGAACGGCCTCCAAATCTTTACCGGGTCCACCATCTTTATCGTTCTCAGATGTTCCGCGATCTGACTTAATCGAAAGAGGTTTTCCCTGGCTCTTTCTGGTGTTAGTGGCGACAGTTGTAAACCATTGTTCGCACTCTTCATGCCCCTTCATCTCCTGAACAATTCTCATTCCCTCTTCAATCGCTTCCTCGGTATCCATATCCTGCGAAGAATCAGCATACGAAGTATCGATCTTTTGTATCCCGAATTTCTCCATCACAGTCGAAACCAACGAAATCATTTCCCTCTGCTTCTTCGGGTCTTTCCCCTTATCCGTTTCCATATCCTGCGCCAACTCAAGCAACGCCAACCTCAACGCCGGGGCAATATCGGCAAGCGTTCCTGTTATGTGCATTGACGCTTTTGCCAACCGGAAATTTTGGAACCCGGTTGTAAAAATTTCCCGGTCAAACTCTTGGTATGGAACCCCGACATATCTCTCAATTAGTTTCTCAGCGAGTCTCTTCTTCCCCCTCTTTTCACGAACCGCATTCAAATCCAAAACCTTGCGGTAGGCGTCCCACCTTTCCGCTTGCGTCTTGTACGGACCTTGTGGGATGTTTTCATCGGCACCTAAATAATAGGTACCCGTTTTTTCCTCATCCTCTGAACCAAAAATCCCTTTTTCTTTTAATGCTTCTCGCTTTGCTTTCCTCGCCTTGACGGAAGGCCATCCACCTTTAGGTTGACCCTTACGTTTCTTTTCCGGCTCGCTTAAATTTTCCCCATCGATCTCGTTTGCACTCTTCATACGCCCTCACAATCTTATTCATCAAAGCTTCAATCGTTGGAGCCTCTGTTCTCCCCCACCCATTAATCACCAATGTCGTTGGGCTTCTTTGGAGAACATCCTTTCCTAAACCAATAGGGAACAAATTATCTGGAAAGCTCGGGTGCATCTCACAAACCTTTTCATAAACCTCCATCCACAAATCACCTTCCGACTCATCCAACTCCCCCTCCAACAACCGATCAACAAAATGCTGATACCTCATCTGCGCTATCTCTTCTGGCGTTGCCATCCCTCACCTCAATCTGTTGTTAAAGAACGTGGTTGATTTCGTGAAGCCTCAAACGGCTCCGGCGTTTCATCCTCTGATTGTTGTTGTAAATTTACAGGCGGTACTCCATACTGCTCGGCCCACTTACTCTTTCGGCCTTCATACCACCCTAAATAAACCAAACCAACTGAGTAAATCCCAAACCCTATCAACTCAAGTTCTAACATTATTTTTTCTTCTCCAATCGCCGTCTAAGTTCTTCATTTTCAGCCTCTAACTTCTTTCTCATCAACTCATTTTCCTCAGTCAACTCCTGTATCCTAGTCGTTGGTTTCTTCTGCCCGGCATAAGGATCTACAGCATTCTTATACGCCTTAGGCCTATCCTCATCGTAATACTGCACCGTCATATCCCGCCAATACTTCGGCACAAACTCCTTCTTCCTGTCCTGCTCCTTCCAATCCACTTGCCTCCCCTCATCATCAAACACCGGCTCGTAAAACAACCCCATCTGCACAATACTCGGCTTACCCGCTATCTCCTTCTCCGCCCTCAAAATATCCACCACCGCAATCTTCGATGCCGGATGCCCCTGTAACCCCTTCTTAAACCCTTCCGCTCCTATCCCCCCCGTTACCGCCCACATCCTAGGCCCACCAATCTTTTCCCGCTTCATAACCTTCCCATCATCATCCCGCATCGGCTCACCCTTATCATTCGTCACCGTCTCAACCACCCGCTTATGCGCCGTTCTACCATCACTCTCCAACACCGTAAACCTCCACCACCGACTCCCTGCCATCCCATCCCTCGGGTCTTTCTCAGGATATGAACTCAAATCCCATTCCCTTACATCCTTCTTGATCTTTTCTCCCATGACTTTTACCCCTTTGCATTTAAACCGCCCAAATTTGAACGATTATTTTTTTACTACCATCCATTAGTTTTTTACATCATCTTCTAAAAAAACGCCCATCACGCAAAAATCTATGCCATAAACACCAGCATTAGGCCACCTCAAAAACACACTTCTGAAACTTGCCTACCGACATTGTGTATTTGATAGGTACCTGGCGCTTGGTTTAGGGTGGTCGATTGGTAGCTACAATAAGCAAAATAATGCTTACCAGTAATAATTCGGAGCGATGACATAGCAAAGCAAATGGATGAAACAAAGGTTATGGTTGTTTGGATTTTTAAAAGCGTTGAAAACATTGAGGATTCACATTTAGCGAGCAAATAGGCTGGAAAAAGTACAACACTCATAATCACAAATCCTTGTGTGTAAAGAAACCTTACACTTTGGATAATCGGTGAGACTGTTGATAGGGGTTATAAGGGTAATGAAATTGTTAGTCAAATAAAAAGTGTAAAGAAATTTAACAGTAGGTGTGTGGATGGTGCCGAAAGGTTAGAAGTTGATTTTAAATTCAGGGTCTTTTTTCAATGAATTTAGAACGTTTGTTAATGGTTTGGCTTGGAATGGAGTTTTTTTTCGTTTAATTTCTAGAAACTCCTCTTGCGCTTTGTCGATATCCGCTTGAGATACGCTAGTTGGCTTTCCCTTAGGATCGTCAACACGAGCGTCGGCTTCCTTTTCTTCCTTCCCTTCTCTTCCTTCCCTTCCCTTCCCTTCACGTTGGAGTAACACGGAGTGACTCGGGAGTTGCTCGGGAGTTACTCCGGAGTGACTCGGGAGTTTATCAGATGATTTAATCTTCTTTCTTGTCCATTCATCCATATATTTCAACACTTTAAGGCATTGATATTGATTATTTATCATGGTGAATAGTTGAAACTTTACGCAATCGTTTAAGATTGTTTCAAGGGTTACTATGTCGATAGTTAATTCATCCGACAAATCTTCTAAGTTGTGTTCAAGAATACAATCAAGGTTGTCATTTAGTTTTTCGGCTATGATTTCAACGATCATCCAATAGACGCCAAAGCCAGTCGGCCCATGTTTTCGGATTAAGCGTCTTAGTTTAGGATCATGTCGGCTATTGTTTTGATGTTGAATCCATTTCATGATTTTACCGCCCTTGATTCATGCATGGGTGATATCCAAAGGCGATCATGACAACGTTGACAGACTGAATCAATTTCTTTGAGTGATTGCTTGATTAAATCCCCTGTTTCTCTCTCCCATCTCATGCGACCCTTGGCAAGACAATCAGGGCATAAGATTTCTTGCTTCATTCGCTCATAAGCGGTAGAAAAGAAATTTTCACATATTGATTTATCGTGGCCTGAATTAGACCAGGCAGGGCCGTTTGACCTTGGTTCTTTGTCGTGTTTAGATCCGCCCATTGCCTGAACTTTGGCGTCTAACAATTCTTGGATAAGGTTTGATGAAACGTTTTGAGCTTCCATCTCTCGAATGATTTGTTGAATAGGCTTTGCCATGATTAAACCCCCATTAAGGTAATAGGCTTGCTAATGGGGATTAAAGAATGGTCTTACTCCAGGCGCGCCGTGTAAGCAGTAACCCCCATTAGGGCCAAGAGTCTTATACACCCATGCCCTAAAAGCCGTCAATCGTATTGATATGCCGTGAGAGTCTATTTTTATAATTTTTCTTTGCACTAGGATGCGTTTTAAGGCCCCTATTTTTTTCTCGCCTTGTCATTGCACACATTAAAACGGAATCGTTACAGGCTAATAAGATCCTGACTTGATAGCCTTATTTTTGCATTCTTTGGCCTTGTAACTAAATCGTTGTTTTTTCTCTTGCTTACATGATACGATTACGTTATAGTTACCGATGAAAGAGAGGTAAAAAATGAAACTCAAATGCCAGCAATGTGGAAAACTTTTTGAGCCAAAACAGCGTTTTTGTACTGATAATTGCAGGGTAAAATCATTCAGAAAAAAAGAAAAAAAAATCAAAAATAATTTTAAATAATGCTTGACTATTATGTAACGGTATCGTATCATTCAGTTGTAGGCAGAAACAAACGTCCTGGAGGGACAAAATGAAAAACGGTACTTTTAACCTAGTTCACTATCCCGATCCGGTTCAAGACTGGGAAGCTTTACGAGCCGAGGAAATGGCAATCGACAAGGCGCATGAGTACGTTTCTTGCGGGAGGCTTTAATCATGAAAAATACCGCCAGGGTTTTATCATTCGGGCAGGGTGGACACACAATTTATTACCGCGGTCACGGCACTTGCTCCGGTTACTGTGACCCGGAATCATTTATCAATCGAGATAATCATTCGGATGAGGTTTGGCCGTCCGATGGCGTCCCAGTAGTTGATATGCGCTCTGCCGTTGACACAAAAGAAGGCTGGGCTTGGGTTTTCAAGGGTCCAATGTTAGACCCCGATATAAAAGACGGGGAAGTAGATAAATGCCCTGCTCTTGAACCCTTTCACGTTGTGGCATTTTCTGGCTTTGGTTCGGCTTTGCTGGCTGGCGTATCTAGCCAACTCACCAAGGAACGGGCTGGCGCATTGGATAGCGTATCAACAAAGGAATGGGTGGAAGGCTGGCGTAATCACGGCGCAAGGGTTGGCCGTTGCTTCGTGAAAGACAATCAAACAACGATTGTTTGGGAGGCCTAACATGACCATTCAAACGACTTGGAAAAACGCAGTTCGCATAATCGAGCAATTGGAAAGGAAAAGAAAATGAAAACAAGAATAACAGACTGGAGAGCCTACACTTTTCAACCAAAACATCCCGAAAGAACAGTATTTAAAAACGCCCCTGGCTTAGGCGTTGACATTACCTTTTGGGAATTTAAGACTGTTGAAGCAATGGAAAATTTTATCAATAAACAAGACTCCCGGCCGCAATGGGGGGAAACGTGGCGGCCGATTCGCAAAGGATCTGGTAATTGGAAGGAAATAATTGAAGAGGTGAAAGCCTAAACATCCTAAAGCAACTGGAGAAGCGCTGGCCCTTATGATCCTCCAGGTCAGCCCTTAGATGGGCAAATGAGGGCCCCCTATCACGAAAAAGGAAAGGAAAAGAAAATGAAAACAGCTACTAAGTTGAAAAAGGCAGTTGATGAGGTTTCGGGTTACCCAGAAATTACCACCGAGGAAGCTTTGGCGATCCTACAGGCGAAAGGTGGCGCTGATTTTTACGCTTACGGGGTTTCTGGCTTGCTTCGTGGGCTTCAACGCAAGGGGTTAGGGTGGGACGACCGGAGCGGGATTAAAGAGCCTAAAAACAGCCTTGTAACGCTAACAAAGGCCATGCAAGCGCCTAAAGGCTCAGAGCAACAGCCTTACTTTGGAGCGATTGCCACGGCTTATGGTGTCAAGGTTGCCAAATGGAGAGTTAAAAACATTTATTGACAAAGCAGTTCTGGAGAAACCCTGGCCCTTATGATCCTCCAGGTCAGCCCTTAGATGGGCGAATGAGGGCCCCCTATCACGAAAAAGGAAAGGAAAAGAAATTGAAGCTGAAACTAAAAAGCATAGCCGAGGAAGCCAATGCGTGCTGGAAAGCGTTTAAGAATATTGCAATCGGTTCAAATGTTGTCCATTGCCATCATTCGCGAGAATACGAAACATTAGAAGAACCTGCAGAAAACCGTATTTCCTACATTCTTTCGAATAAGCCTAAAAGAGAACAAGCTTTAAGATTAAGGCTATTTAGACCTGTCAAGGGTTCGGCGTTGGCTGAATACAAGAAGGTCAAGGGTCCGGCGTTGGTTGAATACGAGAAGGTCGAGGGTCCGGCGTTGGCTGAACACGAGAAGGTCGCGGGTTCGGCGTGGGCTGAATACAAGAAGGTCACGGATTTGGCGTGGGCTGAATACAAGAAGGTCGCGGGTCCGGCGTTGGCTGAATACAAGAAGGTCGCGGGTTCGGCGTTGGTTGAATACGAGAAGGTCGAGGGTTCGGCGTTGGCTGAATACAAGAAGGTCAAGGGTCCGGCGTTGGTTGAATACGAGAAGGTCGCGGGTCCGGCGTTGGTTGAATACGAGAAGGTCGCGGGTCCGGCGTTGGCTGAATACAAGAAGGTCGCGGGTTCGGCGTTGGTTGAATACGAGAAGGTCAAGGGTCCGGCGTTGGTTGAATACGAGAAGGTCACGGGTTTGGCGCATAGTCTAATTTGCAAAACAAAGGGATGCACTTGGAATGGGGTAAATATTAGTGGGCTAAGTCCCAAGACGTTGCGGAAATGCCGACTCTAAAGTCTTGCCCTTGTTGCGGGCGTGAGATTTCCAAAGAACGCAGGGAGAAGTATCTAAGTCACTAACAGCCTAAAGTCAAATTTAGTAAATGCCAAGGAGTCCCTTTAGCTCAGTTGGAACGGGAGGCGAAAGCCGACTTAGAGCGCCTTGTTTCTACCAAGGAGGCCCGTGGTTCGATTCCACGAAGGGACACCAACTTTAAGACCTATTAAAGCCAAATGGAGGGCGATATGGTTTGGAAAAAGATTAAGCCACTAGAAAAACCACCGGAGTCAGGGTGTTTGAATTGCGGGTCAAAGCCGTCAGTTTTGCCTATGAATTGGATTTTGATTTTCTATGGGTCGTGCGTTTTAACGAAAGACAAGAAAAGCATTTGGGATATGCCGTTCGGCCAAGGCGAAGGAAAATACGAAAACAAACCTTGGACGCTTCAAAAACTGGAAAACATTGCAAAAAAAGACCCTGAACATGATTGGAGACTTTCGATAGACATCCCTCTTTGGTCAGGCGTTTGGCAACGACAAGGGGATAAACAATGGGTAGCGATTGAAAATGGCATGGGGTTGCCAAACAACTGAAAATCACTTTTAGGCCAAGTGGAGGCGAGGGATGAGCGAGAAGATGTTTCCAGATCAGAATGAAATAATCGTTTGCGGATCGTGCGGAAAAGACGTAATAGCAAAGAGATGGAATACTCACGCCTGTGATGTTGGACCAGATGCCACTAACCCACCCAAAGAGGTAGCGGGAGAGGGGCCATATCATTTGGGTGCGTGGTACAACGCCGAAGAAGGAACGGAAGAAGAAACGATTGAAGGCCCTGGGTTCCCAAAAGGGATAGACAGTTTTGAACTTACGAACGAAATTTTAAATATCGCCTACGCCCAGGGCCTCGCCGCCAAGGAGGCCGAATTCGAGAAGATAAACGTGCGATTGATGAAGGCAGAGGCTGAACTAGCCAAGGCAACGGACAGGTGGGAAAAGTTGCA